AAAAAACTAGCTGACCCCGCATATTCTATGAAGACTACTTTAGGTCAAGCACGTATTACTTTAGATGATAAAGGCAATACAGTTATTAAAGATAAGTACAACTTTAATGACTCTGACGGTCAATTTAAACTAGTAAGATTTTTAAAGGGTATGAAAAACGCAGGGCTCAGTCCATACAAACAAATGCGTAACGTAGCAAAAGAGTTAGGAAGTCCTGAAGGCTCTGGAGCAGAAGTTGAAATTAATTTAGGCAAGATAACAGAAAAAGATTTAGCCTTAGTAAAAAAGGAGTTTGACAAAATAACATGAGCACATTTAAATATTTTAAGTTGAGTGATTTTAACTGCCAAGAGACTAACGAAAACAACATGAGTGAAGAGTTTATCCACAAGCTAGATGAGCTCCGAGCTGCTTGCGGGTTTCCGTTCTACATTACTAGCGGCTATCGCTCTGAAAAGCACAGCATAGAATCTAAAAAATCAAAGCCCGGAACCCATGCACAGGGTATTGCCGCTGACATCGCAGTTAATGGTGGGGCTCAGCGCATGGCTGTAGTTAAGAATGCTTTGGCTATGGGGTTCACAGGCGTAGGCGTGGCTCGTGGGTTTATTCACGTAGACATTCGTAAGACAACTCCTGTTATGTGGAAGTATTAATGTTTCGTATTTTGTTTATGTTGTTTATGTCTGTGTCCGTGTTAGCGGATAATGCTCAGGAAGGTAGTTTAAATACTTTTCACGGTGAGAACTCAACTACCAATAGCAACAACAACACGCAAGACGATTCAGTTAGTAATACATACAACGGTGCAGGAAGCAGTTCTGAAATCCCAGTAGGTTCTGCAATCACGCCAAGCTACATGTCTAACGGTATGGACACTTGCTTAAAAGGTTCAGGCGGCTCGTTGCAAACAGTAGGCGTAGGGTTTAGTAGCGGCACGTACGACATCGACCCTAACTGTGATAGACGTAGAGATGCTAAATTGTTATCTGACTTAGGCATGAAAGTTGCAGCAGTATCTAGAATGTGTGAGTCTTTAGAGGTTTGGAAGGCTATGTTAACATCAGGCACACCTTGCCCCATACTGCAAAACTCTAGACTAGTAGCAGGAAAGAGAGCATACCTAGCTCTTAAAATGCAGCCTGAGATTTATATCCCAGACTATAACCGCAAAACTAAAGAATGGTACGATACTATTTTAAACATTGGAGAAACTGTAAATGAAGAACAAGCTGAAGATATTATCTCTGTTAGTGCTAAGTTCCGCAACAGCATCAAGTGAGCTAGATAACTTACTGAATACTTCTACTGCTATTGTAAATCAAATTGATACTGGAACTATGCTTGTTGGAGCTGCTACTGAGTATGCACATCACGGTGATGCACTGAGCGATGGAACTCTTTCAACTACAGCGCACATCAGTACCGAACAACTTGATGCTTACAACGCTGCTTTAAATAACTTTGCTACTACCTATCAGCCCTATGGAGACATTAAAGCTGTATTAGAAAACAAAGCTATGGACGAGCTAGAGTTAATGAGCAACGCTGTTGAGACATTTACTGACGTTGTTATTGAAATGGTTCAAGTCGTAGAGGTAGCTGAAAGAGTTGAAGAAGCGGCTACACCTGCACAAGAAGCAGAAGTGTTAGAGTTTGTGTCTTCAAATCAAGAAGTTCTTTCTATCTCTCAAGAAGATGTAGATACGTATAATCAGTCAGTAGATGATATTGAAACTCACGCTAATAACGCCTCAGCTTATTTATCTGTAGCAAACTCTGAAGATGCAGTAGCCTTTTTAGAGCAGGGTATTGAGAACGCAAACACTACCGCAGAGCAGACAAGTATTATGTATGATGCTAATCAGCAGTGGGTAACAATGGGCTACAACACCACACGGAACCTAACAGCTGTTTATTTAAACGGCACTACGGACATGGGGCTAGACTTATATTTAAGCGAGGCGGACATATTAGCTGCGGGTAGCGACTCAGAGTATTATCTTACTGGCCCTACAGCTCAAGGATACAAATGCTTTATGACAGGAGAATGTGAATGAGTTTAGCTGATGCAGAACTAACGATTGGTGGCGTTAAGTTAAAAGGTATTTATATTGCTGTTGTGTTTTCTTTAGCTACTACTATAGGCGGTGGTGTATGGACAGCCTCTAGTTTATATTCAAGACTAGAAGGTGTCGAAAGTTTATTCATACCTAACATTACACCCCTCGAAGAAAAAGTTCTTTTGATTGAGCAGGAGCTAGAGGCTAATGATGTTTCAAAGCTTCAAGGTAAACTAGCTGAACTAGGTGTCAACCTTAAAACAATAGCAGAGCAGCAAGCTAGTCTGTTAAAGGTAGATGACAAAGTAAATCAATTAGAAAAAGACATAGAGACTATGAAGGCTACAGTAGCTAAAGCAGAACTACTAGCCGCTGAAGCTGAGAAGCTAGACTCTAAACTTAAAACAATTAATAGGGAAATTCAGGACTTGTGGGATGGTATGGACTATCTTTCAAACCCTTTAAAGTGAGGATACTATGTTAAATTTAAATTCATTAGTGGGACCTGTTACAGGATTATTAGACAAATTTATAGAGGATAAAGACAAGAAGAATGCGATTGCGTTTGAACTATCAACAATGGCTGAGAAACACGCACAGGAGCTTGCGAAAGCGCAACTTGAAGTTAATAAGACAGAAGCGGCACATAAGAGCTTATTTGTGTCGGGTTGGAGACCGGCTGTTGGTTGGACTTGTTGTCTTGGACTTGCGGGTCAGTACATTCTTATCCCGATGGCAAATTTTGCGCTTGCTGTTGCCGATTCTACCATTACGGTCCCTGTATTAGATACATCAACAATGATGCCAGTGCTTATGGGTATGCTTGGATTAGGTGCTATGAGAACTGTCGAGAAAGCCAAAGGCGTAAGCCGAAACCAATAAAACTTTAGGAGAGATTATTATGCCATATAAAAAGAAAGCCCCTGCCAAGCGTACCAAAAAGGCTGTGGGCGGCAACCTGACTGCATCACATTTAAGTGCAGCACAGAAGAAACTATTAGGAAACGCTCAAGCCGGTGCGGTTAAGAAAGGCGCAGGAGCTATTACAAACAAAATAGTAGGGATGACCCGTAAGTACGGAGACCAACGAAAAGCTGCAGCAAAAGGTCGAGGACTAGCAGTACCACCAAGCCGTCAAACAGGACTAGCAGTACCACCAAGCCGTAAAGCCCCTACAGCAGCTCAACTAGCAGCAGCTAAGCGTAGAGGTCGCATGACACTCGCTCAAAAACGAGCACAGATGGCGGCAGCTAAGCGTAGAGCCGGAGGAAAAACGCCTCGTATTATGTCTACTGTAACTGGTGCACGTAAGGCTAGAGAGCTTGCAGCTAAGCGCAGAGCGCCTACAGCAGCTCAACGCAGAGCACAAATGGCAGCAGCACGTAGACGAGCTTTAGCTAGACAAAGAAAAAATAGTGGTACAGGAAATCGTAGCCGTGCGGCAAGAATGGCTCAAGGCAGAGCAGTAGCAGCAGCACGTAGAGGCCGTATAAGTAGACCTGCAGTTGGCTCAACTCCTCGGACGTTTAGCCGTATGACACCTGCTCAATTAGCAGCAGCACGTAAAAAAGCTATAATGTTAGCACGTAAGCGTAGAGCACCTTCACGCAGAGCACCTATAAGTAGCCGAGACCCAGTAATGATGGCACGTAGACGAGCTGCAGCAATAGCAGCACGTAAGCGTAAAGCACGTAAGCGTAGAGCACCTTCACGTAGAGCACCTACACGTAGAGCACCTACACGTAGAGCACCTGTACGTAGAGCACCTTCACGTAGACCAATGCGAAGAATGCGTAGACGGTAGTACATTATGGCCACCAAAAAATCTACAGTAAACAAGGCAGGAAACTACACTAAGCCAACAATGCGTAAGAACCTCTTTAATAAAATTAAAGCGGGTAGTCGAGGCGGTAATGCAGGACAGTGGTCAGCTAGGAAAGCGCAGATGTTAGCTAGAGAATATAAGAAAGCAGGTGGAGGGTACAAGTAATGACAGCACTACGTAAACCACAAAGGTCTTTAAAGAAGTGGACTGCTCAGAAGTGGACTACAGCAAGCGGCAAGAAGTCTTCAAAAACTGGTGAGGTATATGCACCTAAGAAAACTATTGCTAAGCTTAAGTCCACTGCTGCAGGAAGAAAGAAACTAGCAGCAGCCAATAAGAAAAAAAGAGCAGCCACTAAGAAAGGCAAGCAACATGCTAAACATGGCTTACATAAGGGGAAGAAACGATGAAGAAGAAAGACCCACGATTAGCAAGAGCAGGTGTATCAGGGTTTAATAAACCTAAGCGTACACCTAACCACCCTAAGAAATCACACATAGTAGTAGCAAAAGAAGGTGATAAAATCAAGACTATTCGTTTTGGTGAGAAGGGTGCATCAACTGCAGGTAAGCCTAAAGCAGGAGAGTCTGCAAGAATGAAGGCTAAGCGTAAAAGCTTTAAAGCCCGCCATGCTAAGAACATCAAGAAAGGTAAGATGTCTGCGGCATTTTGGGCTAATAAGGTTAAGTGGTAGACATAAAGGCTGTCAATTCTTTTTCAAGGTAGTTATGGATTGGTTCTAATTTGGGTTTTGTTTCCCTAATAATTTTCCGAATTAGAATCAGTTCATCTCCCTTAAATATTTCGTGAAGTCTGTCTTCGGGTAAGCCACCCAGTTCCGTTAGGATGGCTCCCGAATGATTGACAAGAATCTTAAATGATAATATGTTAGCTTCCTTTGCTTTCATATTCATTCCTTATACTATTTCACAAGCGCCACCGACACAAGCTAACTCCTGTGAGCCGGTGGTGTTATCTTCTTGTTCAAAGTAAACTAAGTCATTCCAGTTCACGTTCTGTGGCATTGACTCAAGCAGCTTAGTATACTGCTCAGCATCTATATCTTCATAGGGTGCTTGCTGATATACATGGTCACTAACAGGCAGTAAGCTAATACCTGAACATATATCAAAGTTATCCCATATCCACTGAGCTACTTGTAAGTACTCATCGTCTGTATAATACACAGTGATACTTGGCTTGTGCTCGCACCAAGAGTTCTGATAAGTCTTCCATAGTTTCAACTGCTCCATAGCTCCTACTTCTTTCACCACTACACTAGCTTCTGGTGCTTTAACAGGGAAGCTATATACCACAGAAGACTCTGACATTACATCTTGTTCTACTGGGAATCCTGCTGCTTCCATAAAGACTGCAAGCGGGTCTTTCTTGTCTGAACGTACTCTCCGAATGTAATGTTTAGAGAAACGAGGGTGAATCCCAGAAGCAGAATCGACAAGCTGAGACACAGTACCGCTAGGCTTAACACAAGTAATAGCTGCAGACTGTTCAATGCCAAGCTTCTTAGCCCATTTCTTATTGGTTGCAATAGCGACATCTCTTAAGCTCTCCAAAGTTTTCTCTAGTTCTTCTTGGTCTTCTTGACCAGACAATAGTTTGTTATCCATGATACCAGTCATGCTTAAACCAAGCAATGCTTCTTCGGCTGTATTCTTGTGCCAGACATTACGTAAGTATCTAAAGTCTGTAAGAGTAGCCTGAAGCGTACCAATGATAGCAGCTAACTCTACTTTTTCTTTCAGTGTTTCAGCTGTATCATCTTCACGTACAACAACCTCAGATAGATTACAGAACTGATTGCTGCGTAAGATAATCTCAGAGCAAGGGTTAGTACCAAAGTCCTGCTCAGAATCTCTACGTCCGTTACGAGCTGCAATATTCTGAGCAGCTACACGACTAAACAATCCTCGTTCACCTGCACGGCTTTCGTATAGAGTCTTCATTTCGTTGATGAAGGCTTCGAAGTCTGGCTTCTCTGTGTACGCTACACTGTTGTTAGCCAATCGTCTGTGTCCGTCTGCTTCCCACCATGCACCTGTCTTAGCCTTAGCCATACGAATGTCTGATAGGTTTGATAGACTTATAAGTGCTGAACGTCTAACACCACCAACAACTACAATGTCTGCAACCTTACACACAACATCGTGACACTCAATGCTTGTTAGCTTACGACCACCGGCTTTCTGAAATACTTCTACACAGAATCTAAATAGGTCAGCCAGTGGAGCAGAACCCGATGCACGACCACCAAAGGTCTTGAGCCTAGCACCCGATGGGCGTACCTTACTCATGTCCCACTTAGGTATCTTACCTGCATAAAGCATAGCGATTAACTCACGGAATGCACTAGCCCAACCAATCTTACTGTCAGCCACTACAATCGTAGTATCTGTAGGGTGAAACTCTTCTGCTACAATAGGGAGTTTGTTGATGAAGTTACGCTCAACACTGAAGCCAACACCTGTGCCGCACATAAGAACATACATCAGCTCATCAAAGCTTCGAGGCGAGTCGATAGCTAGGTAGCTACAGTTGAATCCTGCTACGTTATCTTTGTCCAGTGCTTCGCCCGCTGTCATCATACAGCGCATAGATGGCATTACTTTTTGTGTTACGATTCCATCATACAAACGCTCAGCTGTTTTCTTGTCTATTTGTTTGCGGTTAACCCAGAAGTCTACATATCTCTGTACTGTTTCTTCCCAAGTCTCACGCCTGCCTTCTTCTGAAAGCCATCGAGCGTATCTTGATTTGTGTATAAACTGTTGATACTTATCCATCTATTACTCCATGCCATCATATTCAGAATGAGTGAATGTTACTGCCTGCCAAAACTCTTTGTAGAAAGCAAATATATCTTTCTTATTTTCCCATAGAATTACTGCGGGTACAAACACTGGTGAAATTAAAAACAGTGCGATTGCTTTAATAAAATACTTATGTCTTGCTCTCATGTTAAACCTCCTGATACACATTGCCGATAGATAAAGTTAAGAAAGGTAGCATTATTACAGCACCCTCGAACGGCATCACGCCATGCTCGCCATCCTTGACAGTCCACACGGGACGACTATCACAAAATTCTAGGTCAATACCTATCCCATTCCTCAGTTCCAGACTGAACAATCTCTTCCATATATAAAAAGTCATCTTGATTCCTTTTGGTTTTTTTCTTTTCGGTCTTAACTTTAGAAGACCTTGTTAGTTTTTTAAATTCTTTTTTGCGCTTAAAGCTATTGCGCCTTTCTTCTTTTCTGTCCATTACCACCAACCTAAATTTTTAGCGTTGTTTATAATAATCATAAAGCATGTAGCTATGTGGACTAACCACCAGAAAGTTCTGATGGCCGCCACTGTATCTGCTTGCTTGTCCGTCTCTCCTACTTTTTCTCCAAGAGACTTAGCCCAGATACGCCACCACTTACTCATCGTCAAATAAATTTGTTTGGGTAAGTCTGTTCAAATACCACGTAGCTTTCTGTAAATCTTGTAGTGCATTAGACTTTCTTTCGTAGCGCCACAGATACTTAATAGCGTTTCCTTTTAGGTAGCCTTTAAAAGCTTCGGGTGTCATGCTCTCCTCAATAGCTTCGATGCACTCTACCTTGCCATAGTTATAATGCGATGGGTTGTTAACATCATCAATCTCTGCTTCGTCCCAACAGTCTTTGAACTGTACTGCATCTTCAGTAGCTCTAGAATCAGCGGCTGAGGTATTGTCAAACACCCAACTAGAGTTAAGCCTTTTCATGTACTCATCGAATGTAGGCTCACCCATTCTGTTTCTTTTAAAAGTTGTCTTGTCCCAATCAGCAGGGGTTGCGTCATTAATGCTCATCCTTAAAGTCCTCTCTTTTCTTTGTGTTAATCCAAGTGTCAGGTATACTATCTTCACTAAACCATCTAAAGTTATTCTTGTCTGCCCACTCTGAGTGTGAACGCCTTGTTCCATCCTTACGTACCTTAGCCTGTGGCATAGGTGCGCTTGGGTTAGCAAACAAAAACACTAACTCAATATCATCAGGAAGGGCTTTGTTAATCCAGATGTACTTACTGTATTCAGCGCTGTCCCAGAATCTACCCTTTGCTTCAAGCAGTATCTTCTTGCCGTCAATAACTTTAACAAAGTCTGGCTCATACTTGTGGTCAACAGTGTACTCAACTTTATCAACATGATGCTCCCAAGCATCTAGGATACCTGAGTGGAGTTCATATTCCCAGTTAGAGTCATAGCCTTTAACTAAGTCTTTGTCTACTGGTCGTTTGACTCGTGGCTTTCTAAAGCCCTTCCTAACTTTTTTCAATGTAGTGTTGCCTCCCTGCGTTCAAGCTCAACACTGACTAGAAGCAGTAGCGCTTCTAAAAAACTCTCATCAACATCAGCGATTGTCTTGTTTGAATTATATAAGTAGCTTCCTATTGCTATTATAGCGTCTTCTATTCCTAACGTCTCGACATCTTCCATACTATGTCCTCGCTTGTAATATCCTCTACTTCTTTATCTGGGAATATTTTAAGCAGCTGCTTTATTTTTTTGTTCAGCCACTTATCGGTATAGAAGCTTAGTCGCATTTGACCTTGACCAAGAATATGTCTTTGGTCAGGAAGAAGCTCTTCCATATTATCTTCGTTAATTTTTTCTGCTTCTACTTCGTCAACCAAAGACCTCAGCCACTCGAGCTGAAGTCTTTTAGTTTGCTTGTAGATTCTTTTGCTTTTCCTACGATTCATAGTACCTCATCCACCTTGGGTTCTGCTACGACTTCAGTGAGATATGTATAGCCTGTAGAATATTTAAAAGTTCTAAGACCATCACCATCGTTAGCGTCCTTGTGACATTCGTGTTTATACTTACACCACGAACAACCTTTTGGTAATTTCATATTACCTTTCTTTCCATCAGGTATGGGAGTATAACATAGTTCAGGTGGTTTGTCAAGTTTTAATTCACCTAATAGAGTATTTATTTTTGTGTTGATGTTAGGTTTATCTAAGTCATCAGGAGTGTACATACACAGCTCACCACTTTCTTTGTTGATAACAAGGAAGCCACCCTCATCTGTGCCCTCTGCTTCTTCATACCCTGCAAGCTGTCCTAGATAACCGAAGGGGTCATCAGCAGCTAGTGTTCCGTTCTGAAACTTATTGAATGCAAACTTAGATGCAGACTTAACGTCAACTACTTCGCCATTAATCTTACAGTCCATGTGTCCGACAATGCCATTAACTTTAACTTCTTTTTGCTCATCGGTTACATTGTGTCCTGCCATACGTACAAGCATCAACACAATCTCTTCAAGCACATGACCATACAAGAACTTAATCTGTGTTGCTCCATCAATAGAGCCACGACCATTAGGGTCTCGTTTCTCAAACCACATCTGACGAGATGGCTTACCTACGTTAGACATTCTAACAGTGAAGTCGGTGTCACGCTTTCGTGGAGTAGCCCAGTGAAGTATAGCTTCTTTCATAGATGCCATGGTTTCATCAAGCGCCTCCTCCGTTATTGGAAGAGGCTCGCCATCTGAAAGTTTCTCAAGGATACTGTATATGTCAGGTACTATAGTGTTAAGCTTGCTCATAATCTAACTCCTTAAAGGCTTTGATTACATCACTTGAAAACAGTTTTTGCAAGTTCAGCAAATACATTTGACTTGCTCTGTTGTCGCCACCTGAAACTGTTTTGAAACTGTCTAGACCTTTAACAATCTTCTTGAGGGTCTTAGTATTAAACACCAGTGTACAATACTCATCGTCACCGATACATAAGTTATGGAACCAGTAGTCTGATTCAGTTGCGTCAATACCTGACGGCTTACCCCAAGACTTATACTCAATACAAATGTTACCAGTCTTCTGCCATAGGTCACGCTCTGATTTAACTTCTATCTTTTTGTTGGTGAGCATGTCTGCAATCTTATCTTCACGCACTTCACCGTACTGTAAGTCTAGGTCGAATTTCTTTCTGTCTGCTTTAGTGGGTTTCATGCCAACCATCTCCGATGTTGTAGTCCCCATCAAGAGGACAGTTTAAGTTTAAGTTCTTACCTGCTTGTATAATAGCTTCTACGCCAAGCTTACCTACTTTATCTGCGACTGATGCTCGACACTCAATCTGCCATTCATCATGTACATTAGCCACAAACTTAGCATCTAACCGCCTTTCTTTTATGCTGTTGTCCAGAATAACCAAAGCTTCTTTCATAACTATAGCACCGGCTGACTGGAGTAATGTGTTGAGTGCGGCATGTTCAGAGCGCACTGCAACCTTACGACCATCTAACCCTTTGAGGAAACCCTTTTTGCTTTCTCGTTGTACTCGTTGGACAAGAGATTTAAATGATGGGAGACTATCAAGAAATGCGTTTCGTAGTTCTCTACCTCTTGCCTTACCTTGCTTAGCCACTGACCCAAGCTTTGCATCTCCTGCTCCGTATAAAAGGGCATAGATGAAAGTCTTTGCCTGATTTCTAGATTCAAGTCCTGCAAGCTTTTGATTTGTAGTGTGGATGTCTCCGTTGAGAATTTCATTTGTGTATCCCTCATCGTTCATATAGTGTGCAAGCATTCTTAGTTCTAGTCCAGAAGCATCAATGCCTACCAGTTGATTACCGTCTTTTACAGTCCAACATTCTCTGCACTCTTTACCATAGGGTGAGTTGGTGCTCGGTATTTGAGCAGTGTTGGGATGGCTGTGTGTCATACGTCCTGTTACTGCACCGTTGTGATTAACGTATCCTCGTATCCTGTTGTCAGGTTCAAGAGCTTTAAGCCAACTGTTTACTTGAGCCAATCGCTTTTGAAGCATAAGATACTCAGCAATCAAAGCAGCTTCAGGGATGCCTTTAACTCTTGACAGCGTACCCTCATCAACAATAGGTTGACCAGTAGGTGTAAAGTTCTTAGGCTTCCAACCCGCATCAACCAGATACTCACCGATTTGTTTTCTTGAGCCGAGGTTAAAGGGTATAGGTGTTCTACGAGTTACATACGTCTTTGTTTTATTCATCTCAGCCCACTCATCATCGGTAAGCCGAACGCCTCTGTTGTCAAAGTCCTGTCCAAGTTTAGACAGCGCACCAGATTTTGTGTACTTAGGATATAGTTCTTGTACTATAACTTTAGGCTTGAATGTTTCATGCACTGTAGCTTCTACTTGAGTAAGCTTGTCTTGAAACATTGCAACTAGCATCATAGCTTTCTTTGTGTCCAACTCAAAACCATTGCGTCTTTGTTGGTCAATAATCTTAGCGACTGAATGCTCAAGTCTAACTGACTGAGGTGTGAAGCCACGGCTCTCTTTCCGCAAAGCCATATACACTTTGGTATTTAGTTCTACATCACGCTTACAATACTCAAGCATCTCTGGTGTGTAAGCATCCCAAGCATCTTGGTTGTCACCATAGTCACCCTTGTTAAACTTGAGGCGATAACCCCAAGACTCTAGACCATGCCCACCCTCACGGGTTGGTTTAAATAATCTAGATAGGACTAATGTATCTACAATCTTCTTGTCGCTGAGGTCAATACCCTCTACATCTTTAAGTGCAGGGAGGTCATAACCTAATAGGTTGTGTCCGATTAATTTAGTAGCAGACTTTAAGAAACCATAACCTGCTTCGAGTTGTGTATTGTCGAACGTAAACACTTCTTCAGTGTCTACGTCCTGTGCTACAATACAGAATATCTTACTGGGGTTGAGACCATCTGCCTCAATGTCAAACACTATGTTCATAACTCATCTCCATCAAATGCACTGTAGTCATCTTCGCTAGGTATCTCATCTAGTCTACCTGTGTCTCCGTTATACATTAAGCTGCAGGCTACTCCAACGTCACCAGTATATCTAGACTTGAGCACTCTCACCTTGGTCGTTGAAGCTTCTACATCATCGTCCGACTGTTGGTTACGCTCAAGAGATATAACTGCATCGCTAAGCTGAGCAATGGACTGACTGCCACGTAAGTGTGATAGTCCTGTTTCTATTCCATTCTCATGTCCTCGGTTGCCGTCAACCCTACGGAGGTGAGACACTAGTATCATACCTACACCTGTCTCTTCTACAAGAGAGCGAAGTCGGTGCATGATACTGTCAATAGCTTTACGTTCGTCACCATCTAGTGCTTGGAGTACAAGCATGTGAAGGTGGTCAACAACTACCCATTTACAATCTAAGCCTACGATTAGGTAGCGAAGCTTGCTGAATATATCGTCTAGGTGGTTGACACCAAGGTGAGCATGAATCCAAACACGACCCTCGTTCTCACCCATAAATACCTTGCGGTAAACATCGAGCAGTTCATCTTCGCCCACCTCCTCCTTAACACTGTTGAGGTGTAGCTTAGCATTGGCTTCGATAGACATGATACCCTCAGCAGTCCTAGCCCAGTTCTCTTCAAGAGCTACGATGCCTACGTTATCTTTTGTGTTGTTGATAAGCCAGTGCTCAATTTCACGAGTCACACTAGACTTACCTAGACCAGTACCACCAGTAAGAGTTACTAGTTCTCCTGACCTCATGCCCTCTAGCTTGGCGTTGAGACCATGCCAAGGATATGGGATAGAGTCTTTCTTCTCAGTCTGAAGCTTGCGATAAGCCTCAAGCTGAGTAGATAGATTAAGAATACCAGATGGAGTATATGTCTTAGCATCCCAGAAAGCACTGACAAAAGCTGTGTGCTTCCGAGACTTGAGCATATCGTTAGGGTCTTTGAAACCCTCTGGCAATGTCATCAACTTAGCTTTGTTTGGCTTGAGTAGCTTGGCAATAGCCTTAGCTCCCTGCTTACCAACATCGTCTGAGTCGAAACAAATAACTACAGTCTCAAAAGATTCTAGAAACTCTAAGCTATTCTTAACATCACGAGCACCTCCTTGTGCTCCCGACTTTATAGATACTACAGGCCACTTACTTCCGAGTAGTTCGTATGCCGCCATAGCGTCACACTCTCCCTCTACGATTGTAATAAACTTACCGCCTGATTTGAAAAGCTGTTCTCCGAACAACCCTGTTTCTTTGGAGTCTCCTTGCCATGCAAACTGTTTGTTCTGTTTGCGAATCTTGGTGGCAACTTGTTCTCCGTTGCTGTAGAAAGGATATAGGTGACTGGTAACTTGCCCACCGACTGTGGTAGTAGATTTAACGCCATACTTTTTGGCTGTCTCTATACTAATACCACGGTCAGTAAGGGCATTGAAACTTGCACCGTCCTGTCTTGGTTGATAACTTTCAAAGTCCGTTATGTTATCTTGTTGCACTTCCGCTGTGCCGTAGTCTTTAAAATAGGTACTGCAACTAAAGCAGTACGCAGACCCATCATCGTTCTGTGATACTGGGTCGCTACCGCCACACTCTGAGCATGGCAGGTGATATTTAACAAACGGCATGTTACACCTCGGTTAGTCGGTTGAGTTTTCTTCCTCTGCTTCTGCTTCTACAAGAGCCTCATCCGTAAGCTCTTCTTCAAACAATTCTTTTAGCTTTGCACCTGCGGCTTGATAAGCTTGAGCATCGTTTTGTGCTCTCGATTGTTCTACTAATGTATGTTGTAGTAAGTTGAAAAGCCCCTGTCCTTCGGGGCTAATCTTACTGACATCATACGTACCTTCATCTGTACGATATGTATTCATTATAACTCATCTCCCATTTCATCTTCAATGTCGAACTCGCCACCATCAACGTCTCCGACTGTTACTAAATCTAGAACCTGCATGGCTTGAAAGTCTAAGCCTTTGAAAGTCTTACCTTTCCAAACAGATTCCCATTCTTTGTACTGCACCTTAACCTTTGAGCCATTACCTACTCGCTCATCCAGTGGATTCTTTGCAGAGTCTACTAGCTTAGGTGGCTGACGTACCATACCATTTGGACCATTAACTTTACGCTTGATTACTAGTGCTTGACCTTCGTCCATGTCTTTAACAGTGAAGCCTTTAGATTTAAAAGACTCTGCTGTATCGTCATCGACTACTAGGTTTACTGTATACACTGGTTCATAAGTTGTATTCGGTGTTGTTACACTTGCCCAATAAGCTGTTCCTGATACTATTGCCATGTTACTATTTCCTTTTGTTGGTTGAAAATTGAAGTGTGATTATACCACAAGTTTACTTCTTTGTTAAGTTTTTTTTCAATATATTTTCGTATGGGTTTGTTATTTCTAATGCAGTCCCCGCTACAGCTACAGTTAATACTAACCACAGCGGGGCGCTTAGTGCCAACAGACTCAATGATATTACTGCTGTTGTCATTATGCCGCCTTAGCAAATGCTTTACGCACCATGTCTTGTCGGTTGGCTAACACAGAAGCTATATTAGATTGTGAAGCTTTGGTGTAGCCTTGAGAGTGTGTAGACCAATCGGTGAAAGCATTATATAAAGCCCAACGATTGTCGCCTAGTCTCATCTTGTACATCTGATACTTAGTCCAAATGTAATGAGCATTCTTAGCTTTGTTTTTATTATTAGCTATAACATAATCAGGCGTTGAATCTACCAGTTCGTCAATAAGTTTTTCTGAACCTACACCCTTACATATTTCTATAAAGGCTTCGTTAGAACTAACATGCTGATTCTGAAACTGTTGCCACAAGTCTCGTTGATTCTCAAAGACATCGAGAGCCTTAACAATTATGTTAGCACCGTGGTCAATGTTTAAACTCTTGGTGTGTTTAGATTTATATACTGCAACCTCACCACCAATAAACACTTGTAGGTTTGTACAAGCAGACTGTATAGCTGCCGCACTAATCATGAAGGGAAACGTCCCGTCAATAGAACTGGTGGCAAGTAGACTAAGAGATGCAGTGTCTCCGTCTGGAGTCTTATAGTCATGGGCAGGTAGAGTATATTGTACAAAGCACCTAGAGCCATTGTGAGAAGTCCTTATACGTTCTTCAATATCTGTTATGTCTAAGTCGGAGCGTTCCAGTATAGCCCTTGTAGCATCTATCATTTGCTTAGGGGATACAGCCTGATAGCCATGACCATGAACACCTAGCTCTTCACCAGTATCAGTACGATAGATTACAGACTTAGAACTTTGTAATGTATTTGTACCTGCTCCGTCATTAATCCAACAGGTATAAGATAGTGGGGTTGTATGTATATTAAAATCTGCTGACCCATATCCCTTATCTCTAAGGGACTGGGTAGCACCATAGTTTTGAAACATAGGTGTGATGTTAGACATTAGCTTACTCCTTCAGAGCCGTTGATGTCTTTAATGTTGTTGAAGCTAATAGCTCTTGAGCGTTTGTGTTGTAAATAGAAAGCCCATTTGTAACAGTGTAAGATGTTAAAGCATTCACCTCTACTCATTTGGAATCGGTTCTTAGATGTTCTACGTCTAATAATAAAAGACCTTCCAAATACTTTGCCGTTTTTCTTACCGCTAAAAACAAGTTTCTGTACTGCTGATGCTACTAAGTTAAATAAAGTTTCCATAGTTTTTTTACCTTTAGTTTAAAAAATGCTTGACAAGTGCCTCGACTTGTGGTATACTAACTTAATATCTTATAAGTTAATAAGTTCATACTGAACTTCTTATTAACTTATAAGATTATTAAGTAAGTTAATTTATATATTATAATATACATTTGAATATACATTTACTAGTCATGTAATCCCCTCATCTCTTCTTTAAGTCTGTCACCCTTTAGCTGTGTAATAATATAAGCACCGCCATAAGCTTCGCCTAGCTTCTTAGCATCTTCAATGTCTGTTGTGTAGCTAGGCTTAGTGCTTGATATGTTTAGCTTATCAATCCTCCACATTGTCTCTGGAAAAAAACTTCTCATAAAATTCTACCTCAGTTAGAAAGCCTTCAAGCACAGAGCTTGGTATATGATTTAACAGTTCGTAAATCGGTGCATATTCTTTATCTCTAAAGTCTTCAATCATTTGCACAAAGACCTTTTCAATTAGAGCTTCTTTGGAATCCGTAGTCATCGGCATTCTCCTTTGTATCGTCAATAAAATTTTCGTATGCTTTGCGGTGTACCTGTTTATATTTACCGCCACCTTTCTTGATAACATCTTGGATATAATGGTACGTCTTTAAGCCTTCCATAGCTCTATTCAAGTCTGGCTCTAAGGTGAACAGCCATAGGTGTTTGGCACAAGTCTTTTCAAACTCTTCAAGAGTTGGAAGTTCCATAGTTTACTCCCATAGTTAATTTTATTGTACTTAAAGCTTCTTTAATCTTAGCTTTAATAACACCCTCGTTTAACTGCACTCCGTCTTCTTCAAGCTTGTTGAGCCTTTCTTCCTGTCGCTCTAGATTATATTCATTCTCATCAGCCAATGCTCTAATCTCATCTAGCTGACTTTCGTAGTCTGTAAACCATTCTCGAACAGATTCTAAGTCTTTAGTTACAGTTTTTTCCTTGTTGGCTAAAGCTACATCAAGGACATCTTGTATTTTATAGTTTATATATTCGTCTAACATATCTTGTAAGTTCATTATTTTATCTCCTCGATTTCAACATCTTCATAGCCCTGACCAATGTACTCATCAGCTATATCGTGGGCTACATCTAAAGCTACTGGATAGGGGTTGGCTTCAACACCACCGACCCAAACTGTATAGGTTTCATTCATCTTCTATAACCTCGTCTACGTCTACTATTCTAGAGTTATATACGTCTACAATCTCTTGAGTGCTTTCGTCAAAGTCTCCTTCAAACATTTTTCTTTCAGCATCAGCTATGCTTTCAGCCTCTACAATATAGCTACTTTCCATTTCTTCAATCACATAAACTTTAAACTTATTCATAATATTCACCTCTCAGTTCCTCTACCATCTTATAAATATCTATAAGATAGCTATCAGGAATCGCCAATTCATTTTGTAGTTCTTGAATTTCAACGTGTAATAATTCTAAAAGTTTAAGACTCATAACTATTCTCCAATAAGATAAGTGTAATGTACTTCACTTACATGGTTAGCATCTTGCCACCGCTTAGATTTAGTAGCTAGATTCTCACACCATGAGTTCCAAAGATTCTCACAACCATAAGCATGACATAAAGCTATATAGGTTTTTGTCTTGTCTTCATTGGCTTGCTTAGCCTTCTCAGTCTTAGGTTTAGGGTTGAGCTTTAAAGTCTTAGGGTCTAAGTCATACATCTTAATGTTGTGAACGTCCATACAACCAACCATTCCTGCTATTAACTGACAGCAGAACCCTGCTTTAGGTAAACCTAAGCCGTCAACTCTAAGGAATATCTTCATCAACGACATAGCTCTGTCATCATAGTTTTTATTACTTATTAGCACTGCTTTGACTTGAGCAAACATCTTGTGCTTGTTAGCCATTAGATATTGATAAGTCTTTAGCTTGTTGCCCCAAAGAAACTTAGAATCTATTTTGTTATTCCTAACATCAGCCATTTGGTTGCCGACACTTAACCAGTTTTGCTGAATAGATAACACCACCATGAGTACAGTATCTGCCATGTTATCAGCATTACGTTGAGAATATTCTTGAACCGATTTACAGTGAACATTGAACATTGCCGTCTCCTTTTGTGAAGAATAAATAATTAGTAAGTTCGTAAGAAACTTACTTACTAATTATTTATCTTCATTTTAATTTAATAACTTGCTTTGTAGTTAAAACTATTTACTGCTTGTTCAAAGGTTAAATCGTAATGACCCCAGAATACAGAAACTCCATCAATAAAGCTAACATTGTGTACAATATAAACTCTATCTTCTTCCAGAGCTTTTCTAGGATTATTAATAATTGACAACACTACCTGAGTTTCGTCACAATATCTAACTACCTTAGCATCTAAAGCTATATCCATGTGGTTTGAAATTTGCATAAGTCTATTCATTAGTCTATCTCCGCACTAAAGTCTACTTGATAATCTGAATCTATAAAGCTACTTTCTTCTATTTCTTCATCATGTAGCATATCCCATACTATATCTTCAGCTTCCATATTACTATCAGCATCAACGATTATTGAGCCATGATGACAAACTGAATAATATACTTTATACTTTTTCATAACTCTATTGCTCCTCACCATAATCTACTGAATAATCTCTATCAAATACTTTTGCATTATCAGGCATTCCATATTCCTCTAGCATTTTATAAACTATTTCTTCAGCCTCTGTTTGGCTGTTCGCTTTTACTTGTATTTTAGCAAACTCGCAATAGTTAAAGCCTATCATATAATCTCTCATAACTCTATACTCCTAAAAGTGAATCAATATATCTATACGAAACCACTATCACAAATCCATAAACGAATCCCTGAATAAAACTATACGTCATATTCTATTTCCTCCATCTCATCTACATTTAGTGGTTGGTTATGACCAACACTAATATATCTATATCCATCTTGGGTTAAAGAATCTACAAGCTCTACAGCTTCTAGCTGAGTCTCACAAACTACTGCATTATCATCGAACATAACAAAGAACATATATCTATACTCCTAGCTCTATTAAAGTTAATAGAATTACTGAAACACCAAACACAAAATTAACAGTTATCATAGTTTTATCAATTTGTCGCATAGGATTATACCATAGTTAAAATAGAAATTAAAGGGCAATCCTTTGCCCCTGATAGATTTATTTAGCAGATAGAATCTCAAGGATTTTATCCATCTTAGATTCTAAAGAATCAATTCGCTGAGTGTTAGTCAATTTCGCCTTTCCCTTCGGGATAGCTTTCTTCTGAGTCTTAGAAGTCTTTACAGGCTTCTTAGCCTTTGGCTTAGAAACCATGTGAAGGAACTGAGGAGGGACACAATCCCATTCAAAGAACTCAGTGGCTTCGCCATGAGTCATATAGCTATCTGAATCCTTGTAGGATTTATTGATGACTGCGTTGAACACTTTGGTCAATCCATATCTCTCCGAAGGAGACTTGGAGTGGATATTAGCGAAGTGACAGGCTACAGCATAAACTTGACGATTCGATGCAATTTGATTTGAGTCGATTTGATTGAAAGTTGAAGTTGCCATTTTAGTATTCCTTATATTAAAAGTTAAAAAGTTCATTCTGAACTTCTTTTTAACTTTTAATATAAGGAATACTTTATTAGTAGTTATATAACCTTTTATAGGTTATATAACTACTAAAAATCCCTTTAAAATCTTCTTTGAAGATTTCCGTGTGCACGATAGAACTAGAAGACTTTTAAAGTCTTTGGGGAGGGAAGTTAGTCGAAGACTAATAAGTTTGTAAGTCGTTGAAGATTGTGGAGTTTTTGGATTAAACCTAAAGGTTTTGAAGGGTTTTAAACTTCTTCTAGTTTTGTAAACTAGAAAAACTTGGAAGACTTAGAAGTCTTCTACACGCACCTGATAGATTCTAAAGAATCTTGGGAGTCTTCAAAGTCTTATTAGACTTTGAAGTTCTAACCACCCCTCTAAAGCTATAGAGCTTTAGGGGGTGGGCAAGGTGCCATGGGGGGTACTACGGATATATATACATTCTTATACATTTTTAGAAGGAAATGGATGTAAACCAGATAGTGCCGCAGCTTTTAAGTGCTTTAAAGGGACGAGAAAGCGGGTACGTAGATTAGCACATGTACACATGCTCTATAATCTATATATATAACCCGGGGGGCTATAAGTATATTATACCCGTAGATACACCACTTGTCAAGTTTTTTCTTCTTATATGCAAAAAAGTTATAAAAAGACTTGACAAACCTCCAAATTACGGGTATAATAGAACTATATAGTATATATATTCGCAAAGGACTTACAAGAATGTCAAGCAAACAACTCACCACAAAGCAGGAAGCTTTCTTAGACCACTTAGTTACCTGTGGTGGGGACGTTAAAGAAGCCGCTACACTGGCCGGTTACGCAGATAATTCGTATCCGATGGTCGTAAAAAGCCTCAAGACAGAAATACTTGACATAGCCACACAAATAATGGCTCAGAGTGCCCCTAAAGCAGCCTCTAAGCTTGTTCAGATAATGGACAGTAATGAGCCTATACCTCAAGCTAACATGAGAATACAAGCAGCACAACAGATTCTAGACCGTGTAGGTTTAGGTAAAACTGAAAGACTGGATGTAAATGTTAATACAGGAGGTGGTCTATTTGTAATACCCGCTAAAAAGGAAGTGGTAATAGACGGAGACTACGAGGAGTACGAGGACGATGACGAATACTACTATGAGGAGGACGAGTAGCACTATACCGTTTGGTTATAAGCTCAGTGAATCTAATAGCGAAATGTTAGAACCAATAGAATCTGAACTTGAAATGCTAGACAAAGTAGTTCCACTTATCCAAGATAAGACCCTAAGCCTAAGAGAAGGCAGCTTGTGGTTAACCCACGAAACAGGAAGGTCTATATCACACATGGGGTTGAAGAAAATTGCAGAAAGAAAATGATTGGGATGTTAACCCAGAAAACTACGCAACAGATGCTGAAGGAAACTTCATACTCAAAGTAGATGGTACTCCCCGCAAAAAGAGCGGAAGAGCTAAGGGTTCAAAGAGCAGAGGTTACAACTTCCACTCCAAAACCAAAGCTAAGATGGCTGCAAAAAGAAACGTAAAGCAAAAAGAAAAGAAACTAAAAGCAGCCCAGAACAAAATTGATAATTACAAGAAGTCTATTAAATCAACTAAAAAGACTCTCAAGCAGCTCGAAAATGAGAATAGCGCAAAGCTAATCGAAGAAACCGAGCTAGATAACATCCCTGATTCTCTAAAGCAAGAAGCTACAGAGGATGTTATTTTCCAAGCTAACGAAGGCCCGCAAGAGGACTTCCTCGCTTCAGGCGAGACTGATGTACTGTATGGTGGTGCAGCAGGGGGTGGTAAGTCATACGCTATGCTTATTGACCCCCTACGCTTTGCACACCGAGCAGCCCATAGAGGTCTAATCATTAGACGTTCTATGCCAGAACTAAGAGAACTAATCGACAAGAGTCGAGAGTTGTACCCCAAGGCATTTCCGGGGGCTAAGTACAAAGAAGTAGAAAAGCTCTGGATATTCCCAAGCGGAGCTAAAATAGAATTTGGATTCTTGGAGCGTGACGCAGACGTTTATCGCTACCAAGGACAAGCATATAGTTGGATAGGGTTTGATGAGATTACACACCTACCCACTGAGTTTAGTTGGAACTACCTAGCCTCACGGCTTCGTACTACAGACCCAGAGATAGAAACCTATATGCGTTGTACAGCAAACCCCGGTGGCTCAGGAGCGCATTGGGTGAAGAAGCGGTACATAGACCCGTCCCCGCCTAACGAAAGCTTTAGAGGCCATGACGGGCTAACAAGAAAGTTTATACCTGCTAGGCTAGATGATAACCCCTACCTAGCAGCAGACGGAAGATACGAACAAATGCTTGCAGCGTTGCCGCCCACACAGCGACAGCAACTGCTAGAAGGTAACTGGGATGTTGCAGAAGGCGCAGCATTTACAGAGTTTAATCCTCTTGACCATGTTATTACACCTTTTGAGATTCCAATTGGTTGGGAACGAATTAAGGGTATTGACTATGGGTATGCATCAGAAAGTGCATGTGTATGGGGTGCAGTTGACCCCAGTGACGGCACACTGATTATATACAGAGAGTTGTACCGAAAAGGTTTACTGGGCACAGAACTAGCAGGAATGTTGACCGAGATGGAATACGAAGACCCCTTCTCAGTCCCCGGAGTGCTTGATACAGCCTGTTGGAACCGTACTGGTACATCAGGTCCAACTGTAGGAGAAACCCTCCTAAGAGCAGGACATAAGCTCAGAAGAGCTGACAAGAATAGAATACAAGGTAAAATACAAATCCACGAATACTTGAAAGTGACTCAAAGCGGTAGGCCACGAATTCAAATATTTAATACATGCCCTCACCTGATACGAGAGCTTCAAAGTATTCCTCTGGATAAGTCTAAGCCTGAAGACGTAGATACACATGCACAAGACCACGCATACGATGCACTACGTTACTTAATCATGTCAAGACCGAGAATAAACGACACGCTTTCTCAGTTACGACAGTTCAAAAGAGAGGCTAACTTTGCTCCTTCTGATTCAACCTTTGGATATTAATATATGATGAACGAAGACGAAAACTACGGAACAGCTAACGAAATCTATTTCAGCGATGAAGAAACCGAAGGTGGTTTAGAGCTTGAACTAGAAGAAGACGTTCGTAACCGTTTTGTAGGGCTAATCGAAGACAGATTCGCAGGAGCAGAACAAGCCCGTGATTTTGATGAAAGGCGTTGGTTAACAGCTTACCACAACTTCCGAGGCAAGTATGGTAACAACGTGCGCTTCCGTGAGTCAGAAAAATCTAAAGTATTCATTAAAGTAACAAAGACAAAAGTACTAGCAGCCTTTGGTCAGCTAGTAGATGTTATCTTTGGTACTGGTCAATTCCCTATTGGTGTACGTGAAACAGAGATACCTGAAGGCGTTGCAAAACAAACACATTTAAATACCTCTACTCCCGGAATCGAAACGAGCTTACCCGACTATAAAGAACCAGAGACTCCAGAAGAAGAGAAAGAGCAAGACCCGTATGACGTAGGTTACGAAGGTGATGATAAAGTATTAGGTGCAGGTTCAACACTGACTACAGCTGATGTTGTAGAGGATGCAATCGAAGAAAACGATGCAAACTTTGAAGATGGAGCTCACCCAGACCCACAAGTCTTAGAACGCTCTCCTGCTAAGGAAGCGGCTCGAAACATGCAGACATTAATTCACGACCAGATTGACGAGTCTAATGGCTCTAGTGAGTTACGTAATGCATTGTTTGAGTCTGCGTTGTTTGGTACAGGAATTGTAAAAGGACCATTTAACTTTAACAAGACTCTTAACCGTTGGACAAAAAACGAAGAAGGTGAACGCAAGTATTCACCTATTGATGTACGAGTGCCACGCATTGAGTTTGTAAGCATCTGGGACTTTTTCCCTGACCCTGCAGCAACATCTATTGAAGATTGTGAGTACGCATTCCACAGACACAAAATGAATAAGTCTCAGCTGCGTTCATTAGCTAAAATGCCTTATTTCGATAAGGATGCTATACGTGAATGCTTACAAATGGGACCAAATTACGAAGAAAAAGGCTACGAAAACGAATTACAAGACGCTCAGACTGGAGATGATTACGGTTCAGGTCAATACGAAGTTTTGGAATACTGGGGCATTATGGATGCCGAATACGCACGAGAAGCCGGAATGGAGCTTCCAGATGAGGTAGATGACCTAGATGAAGTACAAGTCAACGCTTGGATTAGTAATGGGAAGCTGCTGCGTAGCGTTGTCAATCCATTTACTCCTTACCGGATTCCATACAATGCCTTTCCTTACGAGCGTAACCCTTATAGCTTCTTCGGTATTGGCGTTGCAGAAAATATGGACGACTCTCAGCAAATAATGAATGGCCACGCACGTATGGCTATTGACAACCTTGCACTTGCAGGGTCTTTGGTGTTTGACGTAGATGAGTCTGCCCTTGTAGGTGGACAGTCAATGGAAATATATCCCGGAAAAGTATTCAGACGACAAGCCGGAATGCCCGGCCAAGCTATTTACGGAATGAAGTTTCCTAACACATCTAACGAAAATATGATGATGTTTGACCGTTTCCGACAGCTTGCTGACGAACAGACAGGTATTCCAAGCTACTCGCACGGACAGACAGGCGTACAGAGCATGACACGTACTGCGTCTGGTATGTCTATGCTGTTAGGTGCTGCGTCACTTAACATTAAAACAGTAATTAAAAACATTGATGACTTCCTGCTACGTCCGCTAGGAGAGTCTTACTACCAATGGAACATGCAGTTCTTCGAAGGCGATTTAGACATCCAAGGCGATTTAGAAATCAGAGCTATGGGTACTAACAGCCTAATGCAAAAAGAAGTACGTAGTCAGCGATTGACTATGTTCTTGCAGACTGCACAGAATCCTGCCATTGCACCGTTTGTTAAAATCTCTAAGATTGTTAGTGAGTTGGCTTACAGCCTTGACCTCGACCCTGATGAGATTCTTAACGACCCTGAAGAAGCTGCAATCATGGCACAAATTATAGGAGCACAAAATGTTGGACAAGGAACTGGCAGCGAGGCTCAGTCCGCTGACGAACAACAAGGAGCTATGGGAGGCGCTGAAGGAGCACCTGACCAATCTCCGGAACTTGGAGCTACAGGGACTGGCGGTGGCAACATCGGAACTGGAGCTGTACCGCAAGCAGGGGAGAGCGAGTTCACTGGCTAGTCTGATGAACTTAAAAGAGCAAGTAGGTGAAGCTCGTAATCGAATTGAGGAAAAGTAATGAAAGTACCTAAGTTAAAATATGCAGTAGGCTCAGTAGCGCAAAAAGCAGCAGAAGGCGCTGATTCCTTATTGTCTGAAGCACGTAAAGACGTAGTAGCTGCACGTAGCCCTGAACCTGCAGTGGATGAAGCAACTACCGAAATGGCAGAAGCTGTATCTAAAGTAGACGCAGCTGATTCGATAGACATGGAAGACGCTGAAATAAACTTACAAGAAGTTTCAGAGCTAGTTGACTCCTTTTCATTTGCCGGTGATTCTAAACTTAACAAACAATTTGTCATGGAAAATCTTTCACAAATTGCAGAATCTCCAGAAGCCTCAACTAAAGAAGGCATAGCTAATTTTATTACTTCTTTGCATCGCCAACATGTAGCAGAAGAAAAAAAACCCTTGCTTGCGCCAGACGATTTTAAAAAATTATCATCTTTTGCTAAGGACGAGCCTGTAGCAGCTGAAGAGCCCGTAGAAGATGTAGAAGCTATGGAATCTGAAGAGCGTCAAGAAAAAGCAATGGGTGGCGAAATACATGACCATGAGCGTGAAGACATGGCTCACGGAGGTTCACTACTGATAGTTAAGAAGCCTCTCGATACTTATGATAATATTCCAGATGAAGAAAAAGCTGCAGTTAAAGCATCTCAAAAACCAGACGGTGAGATGGAAAAAGACTACACAGGCTTCATCATGGAAAAGGCTTTAGACAAAGACGAACAAGAACATTTAAAAGAAGCTTTGGAAAGTGATTCAGAGCTTAGCGGCATCCTTGATAAAATTATGGATGTTGCAGGAGAATTTTCTGGCGAAGGGGAAGTTAAAGGTCCCGGAACTGGAACATCAGATTCGATACCTGCAAGGTTATCGGATGGTGAATTTGTTTTCACCAGAAAAGCTACCGACCAGATTGGCGTAGAAAAGCTTCAGACTATGATGGATGATGCTGAACGTGAAGCTGACGGTGGCGACAAAATGAAAAAAGCTTTTGGTGGAATCGTAAACAACCCTCTTGAAACAGAAAAGAAAAAAGACGGAGTTATGTACGACACTACTTCAGAGGAAGAGATTAAGAAGCAAATGCTTCAAGCTAATCGAACTCCAAGCTTATTTTCACAGCGATAAGGCTACTTCGAAAGAACCCCTTATTATATTATTTTAACCTAGAGGCCACCTTGTAGTATCAAGCCCTAAAATACTTAGCTAGTATTTTGGCTACCTTGAAAGAGACTATCAAGCCCCAAAAGGAGTGTGACATGACCAATTTAGTAGAAGAAAACGTAGAACGAGAAGAAGAAGTTGCTAACCCATATAACGCCCGAAAAGACTGGCACGAAGGACAAGAAGACGCACCTTTCGCTAGTGCTCAAGGACTTTATCATGAACCAGAGCAACCCAAGAAGAAGAAGGCTACCCGCAAAGCGGCCCCTGAATCCGATTCTCAAGATTCCAATTATAAAAAAAGATACGATGACCTAAAGAAACATTACGATACCAAGGTTAACGAATTTAAACAGAAAGAGCAAGAACTCGAAGCCGAAGCTCGAATGACCCAACAGGTCGAACAAGAGTCAGCTTACGAAGAACAGCTCGAAAGTTTTAAAGAAGAAAATCCAGATTTGTATGATGCAGTAGAGGCAGTAACTGCTAACCAAACAAATGAACTCCGTCAAAAACTTTCAGTATTAGAACAACGTGAAGCTCAGATTGTACGCAGAGAAGCCGAAGAAACGCTTCGTACCTCACATCCTGACTTCCTTGAGCTTAGAGAAAGTGAAGAGTTTCATGTTTGGGCAGAAGCTCAGCCTGAGCAAATACAAGATTGGATTTATAATAACCCTGATAACGTAGGTCTTGCAGTTAAAGCTATCGACCTTTATAAGATGGAAGCCGGTATTGCTACACCGACTAAAACTAAAAGGGCTCAGTCGCAATCTAGTTCAGGTTCGGCAGCAGATTTAGTATCTACCAAAACCAAAACTGTAGATACCAATGAGCCGAAAATCTGGACACAACGGGAAATTGCCGCTTTGTCTATGCAACAATATGAAAAGTTTGAACAAGAAATTGACCAAGCTTTAATGGAAGGCAGAGTAGTGCAATAAACTTTTTTATTGTCTATTTTTAGGAGAAACACATTATGTCAAATGTATCAAACCAAAGCTTCAACCAAGCAGTAACTGGCGAAGGAACTGAATTATCCCCTTATGTATATGGTAGTGATAACTTCCCCGGAAGCACTAACTTCCTACCTGCGATTTACTCGAAGAAAGTTCTTAACTTCTTCCGTAAGTCTTCGGTAATTGAAGCAGTAACTAACACTGACTACACAGGTGAAATCAGTTCTTTCGGTGACTCAGTAAAAATCATCAAAGAGCCTACAATCTCTGTAAGTGAGTACACTCGTGGCTCAGACGTAACAGCTACTAAACTAACCGATGACGAAACTACATTGGTTGTTGACACTGCTAACGCTTTCAAATTCATCGTAGATGACATCGAAAGCAAAATGTCTCACGTAAACTTCAAAGAAGTAGCAGCATCTTCTGCTGCATACGCTTTGAAAGATGCGTTTGATGCAGGCGTACTTAAAACTCTAGTTGCCGGTGCTGCGCTTCACACAGACGCAGACCATGTTCTAGGTGCAGACTTAACTACTAGTGGCGTTGATTATGCCGCTACTGATAAGTCTTTAGCACTAGGTGACGGTACAACTGGCACTATCGACCCTCTAGATGTACTAGCTCGTATGGCTCGTCTACTTGACGAAGCTAACGTGCCTGAAGAAGGTCGTTATGTGGTAGCAGGTCCTGCGTTCTACGAGCAACTGTCTCAGTCTAGCTCTAAGCTACTTAACGTAGACTTCAATGCCGGTCAAGGTTCAATCCGTAACGGTCTTGTAACTTCTGGCAAGCTACGTGGTTTCAGCATGTATCGTTCTAACAACATGCCTGTAACCCCTACTACTGGTGCTACTGGCGCTATCGTAGGCGGTCACATGTCAGCATGTGCGACAGCACAGACTATCACAAGCACTGAGGTTATTCGTGACCCAGATAGCTTTGGTGACATCTGTCGTGGTTTGCATGTTTACGGTGCTAAGGTTCTACGACCTGAAGCTCTTGTAACAGCTTACTACTCAGTATAAGTAAAACTAGTGCGGGGGCTTTAATTAGCCCCCAATCTTTTACAAGCAATCCAATAACAGGATAAAGAATTATGGCTACAACGTATTTAGAATTAACAAACGAAATACTTCGAGAGATTAATGAAGTCCCATTAAATTTGGATAGCTTTGAAGACGCTCGTGGTATTCAAGTACACGTTAAAAATTCTATTAATCGTGCATACATGGACATAGTTAATTCTGAAACTCAATGGCCTTTTTTATCAGTAACTGTTTCTGGAAGCTCTATCTATAGCCCACAAGACGACATGTACGGAAACATTAACGTAACTGTAAATAAAGGTGAGCGTTGGCACTACCTTAAACAGCCACATACAGGAATACAAGCTGCCTACCTTTCAGTAGATTGGGATAATTTTTATATTACCACTGAAGGCGTAACAGGCGCTGATACTCCATATATGGGCTCTAACTTACGTTATACAACTCTTGAAGAGTGGAAAGACTTTGCTAGAGTTTCAGAAAACTTAGATAATGCCGGTAATAAAGTATATGGTCAGCCTTCACGGGTTATTAGAAGTGCAGATAGTCTGCAGTTCGGACTTAGCCCAATACCGGATAAAGAATATAAAGTTTGGTTTTTTGCCTATGTTCAACCAACAAAACTAAACTTACACAATGATACATTAGTATTTCCTGACATGTACGCTTCTGTACTTTCAGCACGAGCAAGATACTATGTATGGCAATTTAAAGACAGCGCACAAGCTGCAGCATTTGCATTAGATGATTATAAAAAAGGTTTAAAACGTATGCGTTCAAATTTAATGGAACCTGCGCCTACATATTTCAAAGACGATAGAGTGAGATATATTTAATGCCTAGCACACAACCTTTTGGGATTTCATGTAAAGGTGGTTTAAATACTAATCTTAATGAGTTTGAAATTCTTTCTAATCCCGGACTAGCTACAAAGCTACAAAACTATGAAGTAGACCCCGATGGCGGCTATCGTAGAATTAATGGCTATGTAGCATTTGGTGAAGACGTACCAGACCAAGGATTTACGTACCACCGTCCCGGAGGAGCAAACAACCACGACCTAAAAGGATTACAAGTCTACGCTGATGGCGTTGTAGCTTGTGTAAATGATGGAATATTTTTTAGTAATAATGGCATAGATTGGCTACAGATAAACCGAGGAAATTTATTAGCTACGGCTGAAGCTCCTGTAGCATATACAGCGTTAATAGCTCAGACAACGCCCGGAACATATAATTATCCTGTAGAAGCTAGAACTAATCAAAAACAATGTACATTTACAATATTTGAAGGAAATACAGACTATGGTGAGTTAATTATTACTGAAAGCTCTAACGTGCCGTTTTATTTTAAAATGATTGGAAGTGGCGCTTTAGACACTAGAACTTTTGTCATTGGTGAAATTCATACAGACAGCAGTCATAGCACTAACCAAAATCACGTTTCAGTAAAACCTACTGTAGTTACTTCACATGAAAACTACTTAGTAATGGCGGGAGATGCCGGTAATAAAAATACAATTTATATTAGTACGGTCTTAGAACCTACAAATTTCGCAGGTGGAGAAAGCATACAATTAGCCGACCAAGTTGTTGGAATTAAAAGCTTCCGTGATGACTTAATTATTTTCTGTAGAAATAGCATACACAAATTAATAAACATAGAAGATGTGAGTGCTGAAACAGCCTCTACCGGAGCTATTGTTCCTATTACTCGAAACGTAGGTTGCTTGAGTGCTTATAGTATTCAAGAAATTGGTGGTGACTTAGTATTCTTATCGCCTGATGGGATACGTACTATTGCAGGTACAGCAAGAATTGGTGACGTTGAGCTAAGCTCCGTCAGTCGTCAAGTACAGGCACTAGTAGCTCTTCTTGCAGAAGAAATTAATGAATATGTAGTAACTAGTTGTGTAATCCGAAGTAAGTCACAATATAGACTGTTTTATTCTAGAGGTTCAGAAACCCCGTTAGACTCTAGAGGGCTAATCGGAACCCTGACCCCTAATGGTTTTGAGTGGTCTGAAACAATAGGGATTAAAGCTAATGCTTTGACTTCTGATTTTGATAGAGAAGGAATTGAACGTCATTATCACGGAGACGACAAAGGTTATGTTTACAGACACGACAAGGGTAATTTTTTTCATCAGCTAGATGACCAAGACGTTCTTCAGCCACAAAATATTGATGCTATTTATGAGACACCACATTTTGATTTTGGTGAGCTAGGAACTAGAAAAACTTTAGATTATGTTAAGCTTTCAATAACTCCAGAAGCTTCAGCTACAGTTAGCATGAATGTAGTTTATAATTCTAATGATGAAAATACTCCACAACCCTTAACCTATAATTTTCCTACTACATACAAAGCAGGGGTGTTCGGACTATCTAAGTTTGGTTCTGCTCTTTTTGGAACTGGAGAATCTAATATAATGAAAACATTTTTACAGGGTAGCGGCTATACAGCAAGCTTCCAAATACTAACAAGAAATCAAGATAGCCCATATTCAATTAATGGTCTATATATAAATTACGCCCCTTCAACTAGGAGATAGTAAATGGCTAGAGGATATAGTAAATTCAGCAGCTACGAAACAGGAAATGTTATTTCTGCGTCTTTGTTTAATAACGATTTTAATAAACTTACGGCAGCGTTCACATATAGCAGCACTGACCCTAGTAATACAGGTCATATACATGACGGCTCTGCGGAAAACGGTGGCGCAATTCCTAAGATTGGAGATATAGATTTCAATAATAAAATTGAAATTGATGGTACTAATAATCTTATTAAACTTTTTATTGAAGTAGGTGGCACTACATCTACTGAGATTTTAAATGTTTCTGCAGACGGACTAGTTCCTGTTGCTGCGGGTACAAGTTTAGGAACTGTATCTAGCCCGTTTTCTACAGCTAATATTACTACACTAACAGCAGAAACTGTAAACTCAACAGATGTTAACGCCAGTAACTTGACTGCGACCACAGCTATTATCCTTGAGGACGAGGCGCTTTTAAAATTCGGAACTTCTGGCTCTGAAGAGCTAGTGCTGGGTTACGCTGAAAGTGTTAGTTCGGGAATTATTTCAGTTGGCTCTGGCGAAGGTAATCTTCAACTTAACGGTGACGAAGTACGATTGACTGGTGGAATAAATGAAAATTATCTTTCAGCTAATTTAAATTCTGGAGTAGAGTTATACTATGATAATGATAAAACTTTTGAGACTGTTAGTGGTGGTATAGACGTTACTGGCACAGCCACGATGGATGGGCTTACTGTTAATGGGACAACGACTACTGACACAGTTCTTGTAGGACATACAGCTAATGGCACAATAGAAACTGAAAGTGGGGCATCCCTAGCGTCATCTGGAGTTGCACATTTTACAAAAGACAATACAGACAACTCTGCAGCAGTAGTAGTGACTAGAGTAGACCCAACTCAAGGAGCAGATGATTGGATTAAATTTCAACAGTACCTGCAAGCAACCGATACTCATCAAACAATAGGTCAAGTTCAAAGATATAATAATGATGGGCTTTCTATTTCTACGAATACTGACCTTCATTTGAAGGCTACGGATACGTTAATTTTAGGGGCAGGTGGATTAGGTGAAACACTAGAGTATGACGGAGCTGTATTTTCTCCGAGTATAGCCAGTTCTGGAGAAATAAATCTTGGAGGGCCTACTAAAACTTTTAATAATGCCTACCTTTCGGGAACTCTTAATTTTCATCATGATTCAGATGATGCAGGCAGTCAAGCTATATTTTTTACAAATAAAACGGGCGCCAATAGATACTCAGAGATTCGTAGCAGTTACTCTTCAGATGCAGATGGAAATGGCACAGGACTTACATTAGGTACAAACCCAAACAATGCTTCCACCGTAGATAGATTAGAAATTGATAAAGACGGTGACATTACTTTTTATGAAGACGATGGCACAACTGCCGGCCTATTCTGGGATGCAAGCGAATCCAGAGTAGGCATAGGTACTGATAGTCCTAATGATTCGCTACATATAGCCGACGCATTTCCTAAAATACTAATGCAAGATATTGATGGAACTAATCAGTATGGAGAGTTTTATCATTCAAATGGCACAACAGCTATATCAGCAAGAAATAATACCACTAACGGAAGTATTCAGTTTCAAAGATATGATGGAACTACAGCAGTATCCTCAATGCGTATTGACACATCAGGCAACGTAGGTATAGGTACTGATAGCCCTGATGCTAAACTCCATGTGCAGGGCGGTGATATTAAAATTACTAGTGACGGAGATTCTAACTCTAGTTCTGACGGTATACCTTCTATAATATTTACTGAATTTAATGACGACCACGCTACTTACAGCGCTGATGCTGCACATGCAGTTATTTCATATCATGGCTCAGACGTAACAAACGAGGCTAACTACTTAGGCTTTGGCGTATTTAATCAATTTACAGCCACTGAAGATACTTTAGCCGAAGCAAAACTTCTTACTGATTTAAATATTACAAGAGATGGTAAGGTTGGTATAGGTACTACCGAACCGTCAGCTAAACTACACTTGATGGCTCCTGATTGTGATATCGACCAAGAAATGTCTTCAGACAGTACAGCACGAATGATAGAGCATCGTTTTAAAGTCGATGGCGTAATGGAATCACAGCTTGGACATTACATGGGCATTGAAGCAAGCGAAGGAGTCGATGCTGTTGACCCTAGATTTGAGTTCAGGTCTAAACATGATTACTGGTTCTTGGGTGGTCCTACAGGCTCTGCACCTAAAGTAACTTTTAAAAATGACGGTAAAGTAGGCATTGGTACTACTGACCCTTTTTCTGATTCTAAGTTAAATGTAGACGGAGGAGACATTGTAGTTTCTACTTCTTCCGCTATTAATCATCCCTCAATATTATTCTATGATAATGACGACACACAAGTATTCCAAGAAAACCCAATAAATGCCGGTATCGTTTATAATGATAGCGCAACTGATGATAAAAATATTTATTTAGGTTTAAGTGTATGGGAAGAGTATGATAGTTCTACCATGACAAACCTTTGGAGTATATACGATAAAAAAGACGTAACTACATTAAATATAACAAAAGGTAAAAAAGTAGGCGTAAATACTAATACTCCTTCTGCAGAGTTAGATGTTGTTGGTAAAATGGCGGTGGGGACATCTACTGGCATAGCAACGCCCGAAAGTCTTGTGTCTCTTAGATTAACTCCTGCCCAAGTAGCTAATTGGGTAGCTGAAATAATGCATATAAATCAGCACTATGAAACAGTAGCGGGAACTTTTATAAATGCGTTTCATCCTTATTTTGATATTTTTGATTTAGATAATAACAACACTGTAGGCTCTGCCGATGCAGTGACACCTATACTTAACTCTGCTAAAACCCACTGGACAGACGCTGACCAACAAGAGTATGAGGATTATTTAGATGGAACCCTTACAAACACCTCTACGTTTATTGAAGACGTTTTAAATGGAGAATATGATTATAGCGTAAAAGATGTTATTTTAAATGCGCCTTCTTCTGGTTCAATAATAGCAAAAGGAAATATATCTTCAGATGGATTAGTGGTAAATAAGAAACTTAGTCACAGTGAACTTTTAACTTCTAGTTTAAGTGTAGCAGACCTACACAACTACGTAACTAACGCAGTACTAGCGTCAACCGGCACTTTAACCGTTCCTGACAAATACTTCAATATTTTTGATATATATAGAGATGGAGATATAGATAGTTCCGATGTATTATTTATTAGTAAATTTATCGACACCGACCTCATGTTTACTCAAGCTGAAAAAGATGAGTATGATGATTATATAGATGGAACCCTTACAAATAATTCTACATTTATACAGGATGTTTTTAACGGCTCTTACGATTACCGTAATAAAAAAGGAGTTATTATAGATAAAGAAGCTGCTAATCTTGTAACTATAGAAGGTGATGTACAAGCACTTTCTTTAACAGCAAGTGAGGTAGATGGAGCTACTGCAACATTTAGTCAAGGGGATTTTTCTGTTTTAACTGCTACTAGCGCAAATGCAACTACTGTTGATGCAACTACTGTTGATGCAACTACTGTTGATGCAGATACCGTTAAAACACAAGACATCATAGTCTACGAATTTCAAGCCGCAGCAGTTAGTCCGCTTTTGACTACTGATAGGACTGTTGAAGAACTTGCTGATTTAACTATTACTGCTCTTGGAGTTGTAGTAGGTATGCCCCTTTTGAAAGACTATCAAAAATCTTTAGTAGACTTTGATGGAGATGGTGATATACTCGCTGCAGATGGTTCGGCTATAAGTACATTTATTAATGACTCTAATAACAACTATGATGCTATCGAACGGTCTGACTATAACACTTATATAAATACTAGTCCTTATGTGTATCAATCTACTATAGTTCAAGATATTCAAAGAGGCGATTACGATTACTTAATAGCTCCTGCTAAGGTAGGTATTAATACAGAAACTCCTGCATCAGCTTTAGATGTTATAGGCGATATTAGTGTAAGTGGCAACATTACTTCAGATTTGGGTTTGAACTTGACTCCGACAAACGGCATTGAAATGCGAGCCGGAGATGCTAATGGAATCGAAATGCACTGGTGGGCACAGACAACCGGAACCACAGTGGCCGCAGATGGCGAACAAACCAAACGCTTCCACATAACTGATACTGGTGTTCATGTTGGTGATGATGTAACTGGTACATATACTGCGGGTGATTTACAAGAAAACCAAGACATAGACTACGGATTCCTTGTAGGTCGTGAGTCTGATAACCTCGGAAGTAACAACGTAGGTATTGGTTTTGAATTGTTTTTTGATAGCTTTACCGCTTCTAACTTTGCTCAAGGAAGTGTACTTAAGCTACATGGAGGCGCTGAAAACTGTGTAGCCTTTGGTGGTAATTTAGAAATTGGCACCAGTGCTTCTACTACTGTAGGAATTAAAAACTCATTTATAGGTGGTTTATACGCAAAAACTAACGCTAATAACACCTTTACATGGGCAGAAGGAGTTTTAGATGGCAGTACAATATATGCTGCAAATAATAACGGCACAGGCTCTGTACTCTTTGCGAAACAAGGTCAGATAGATTCAGACTCTGAGTATAGTTTACTTGGCGGTAAAATAGGAAATGACCCCGGTGCAGGTTGGGTAGAGCCTTCTTTAATAGATAGCAGCTATGCTTTTTCATGGGGCTTCGGCAACGTAGTTGATGGTTCTAATGGGGCTGTCGTATGCGGAAGTTTCAATAGTGCAGATACAGCCCCTAACTCTCTGGTTGCGGGCAACAATAACTCTACTTTAAGTTCTAATTCTTTTGTTGCAGGGCTAAACAATTCAGTAACTAATGTAGATACTGGAATTGCCGTAGGTAAAAGCAACACAGTAGAAGGTGACTTTTCTGTAGCTATGGGTCAAGATAACAATACATTAGGCGTAGCCGGTGTGTGTTTAGGTAAAGGACTTAAAACTCCGCTGTTTTTAACTAGTTCGTTTAACTATGAATGGGATAACTACTCAGTTGTAGTAGGCGGCTATAACGACCCAGTAGAAAAATACTATACGGCAGCTGATAACTCTACATGGGTAGACGACCATAGATTCGTAGTAGGCACAGGCACAAGTGCATTCTCAAAGGATAACGGATTTATTGTTGCAGTACCTACAAGCGATTTCTCAGGAGTCATAATGCCTGCACTAGCGGCAAGCACTTCACACACAAACGATGCAGCTGCTAAACTAGCGGGTGTACCTGTAGGCGGCTTATATCACACAAATGGCGTAGTAAAAGTCGTACTATAAATTAACAGGAGATTAAAACAAATGGCAATTACAAAAACAACTAAAGTTAAAAGCGTACATGTGGCAGTATTGGACGCTAGTGATTATTCAAAGAGTGTATTATGTTTAACGCTTGTAGACACTTACGATGACCCAGACGACAGTCAGCTTCCTTTGACTAAAGCTCGTAAAGAAAACTTAAAGAACGGCACAGACCTTACTGCATATCCTCAGCTTGTTCAGGATATTGCGGCTACTGTTTGGAACTAATAATAATAAAAGGGGACTAGTATGATGACTGAGGAAACCAAACAAGCTGTAGACGTATTTGCAGCATCAACAGGAGTGATGTCTTTGGCGGCTTGGTTGCCTCCGATAGCTAGTCTGTTTACTATTATATGGCTAGGCATTCGTATTTATGAATCAGAAACAATTCAAAAAATTGTAGGTAAGGATAAGTAATGGATAATAAAAAAACTGGAAAAGTTTTAGATTCTTTAAAGTCTTCACGGGCTAAGTTTCACGATGGCGGCCATACTTCGCAACACAAAAAGGTGGGGAACAGCGTGAAAAAAGTATATACTCCTCATGAGCCTCACTCAGAAAAAGAACTAGCCGATTATGCAGAAAGACGTAAAAAAGCTGAACCTTTTATATTTGACCACAAAAAAGAAAAGCTTATCGACTATGCTCGAAGAAACAAGCTACCTCTTCCTGAAAAAAAAGAAACCCATGTAAACGATATAAAAGCTTATTTTGCTAAATATGGACTTGAGTGGAATGACAGAGGTAGGAGGGACAGCGGCCCCGGTTCATCCAGAAAAATCCCAGAGTACGATGAAGCGAATCGAAGAAACTTTGCTGACCGCATGTATGCGCTTTCTGTTGGTGAAGAAGTAAGCCCATATAGTGTTAATAAACCGAGCGGACGACACGCTACACACACAGCCATGAGAAAGTATGAGGCACGAAAAGAAGCTAACAGGCTTGGCGTAGAAAAGCAAAAACAACTTTTTGCAGACCGTCAAGTAACAGTAGACGCTGATGCTAAAAAAGCAGAAGAGGCAGCAGCTCAAAAAGTAGTTCGTGATAAAGAAGTAGCAGACCGTAAAGCGGCAGCAGAAGCAGCTAAAGCAAAAAAAGCAGCAGACTTTAAAGCTGCTAAAGAAGCTGAAGCTGCAGCATTTATTAATCCGGTTACTGGACTTCCAGAACAAACTGCCGGTGCGCCTTCTGGAGGAACAACACCTACTCCACCTGAAAGTGATGCAAATGACAGCCCCCCTAGAGCGCTTCCAGTAACCAGCCCAGTTCCCGGAGGAGAAACGAGTCGACGTGAAAATGAAGATGGCACATTCTCGGGGCAAATAGGGTATCCAGAACAGAACAGACCTGACCTCATGCCCGGAGAAGAAACAATGCCTAAAAAAACTGAAGACACAACTACAGGCTCTGCCGGTGGTATCACTGAATCAGCTTCTCAAGAAGGTT